TAGGATTCGCCGCTGTTCCGAGGAATGCCAAACTGGCAACAGCGACAGAAAGACCAATGTTATCATGGAACTGGGTACTGATGGAGTTACCAGTCATGATCTCATCAATCACAGCGGAGGTGAAACCGATCATAGCAGCACGACCATTTACACGCTCAGCGACGGAAAGAAAGTCATTGGAGCGCTCAATTGGCTTGAGAGGGGGTGCTTTTACAGAAGATAGGGTCTTCTTTTGAATCTTATTGGGTGTGAAGGAAGGCTTTGCGGACGCACGAATGAGAAGGCTCATTTCTGGATAAGATAAGATCCGAATCTTTAAGATCCTTTAGAAAGATTCGATTCCTTATCCATAATATTCTTTAGTACATAAAGTTGTAAAAGTAAGCTGGTCACTGTGTAAAAAGTGAAATGACTGAAACCATATTGGTTAGTGTAATAGATTAACCAAGTAGTAGTGACGACGATACCAAAGATGATGGAGTTCTTGAACTTTATGTCCACGTCAGCGGAGTTTTCGAAATCCATATACATCTTGACAAGACCAGTCGCCAGGGCAGTGGATGCGATAAGATCACTGAATTTCATTTGTATCCTTATAGTATACAAACATAAAAATGGAAGTCATTCTTAAAAAGTTCGCTGGAAAGATTGACGCCAAGTCTCTCATCAAGACCGTTGAAGAAATCAAATCCGAGTACATCGAGGATGGTTTTACCAAGGAGGATATCCCTCCTATTCTGGGCCGCCTCATGATGGAGAGCGTAAAATTCAAGAAGCTCCCCGGACCCCAAAAGAAGAAGCTCGTCATCGGTGTCCTGAACCACCTCATTGAACAGATTGATGATGGTGAGAAGGATTCTGAGTTTGAGGTTGTCCTCAAGGCTATGGTTCCACCCATGGTTGATTCTTTCGCTGCGATGCTCAAGGCTAAGCAGGGTCTCCAAAAGTGCTTAAGCAAGTGGTTCCCATGCATCGCGTAATCAAAAAAGTAACATAAGGGTTAACGTCCAATCACATTTATAATGAGATTTCCCTCATTAGAAACGATGATAACGTATGGAATATATACAGTCAAGGAACTGGAACGATTCGCCAAGGGGCTTGTCCCAAAAAAGAAAGTTGTATGCCTAAGTGAGTGCAAACATTGCGATTTTGTTTATTCTGGTAATGTATGTCTTAACTGCCAAGTATGAAGTATTGTACGGTGAAAAGTACAATGTCTAGAGGACCCGAGGCTACGAGTAATAATCACATGTGTGCGGAGAGACAACTCATACGCCGGCTATATCGAGAGTGTATCAGGAAAGGCTACAAACCTCATCAATTTAGTGACTGGTTACACAGGAAATATGGTCACTTAATTGTCTTTAGAAGAAATGTACATGGAGACGCTATATCATTACCCTGTGTATTATGCAGGAAAATGATAGAACGGTATGACATATGTTGGACGGCACATGATGGGGAACGATGGGTTCATAGTAAAAAGTCTGAACATTTACCGCCTTCATTACCGACTGCTAAGCAAAAGAGGATGTTAGGTTTTGGGAGTGATGATGAGGCCCAACGCTGATTCAAGATTATTGTAATCTCGTTTCAGTGGCTTGTTCCTCTTTAGTTTTAGCGCGCTGTTGTTAGAAGACGCATTCTTGATCTCATCCATTTTCTTTGTGTTTGAGACGAAGGGTATCACATTATTGACCACCGGTTTCGTTACAATCTCCCTAGGTTTATCCTTATCTATAGTCTGATTTAACCTAAATTGTTCTATCGTTAGATCCCCGCCGAACTCTTTTAATAGGAACCGATTGGGGGCGGGTTTTATATTTCCCAATTGGTTATACATCTTTTTACGCATCATCACGATGTTCCCGCAAATAATACTTCCTTTAGTAATCCCATGTCTATCGAGAGCGAAGGACTTCATACAACTCCACGAGCAGAAGTTTCCACTCGTATCAAACTTATTCCTCTTCTCGTCATGTTTGTAGGGCATACTTAAAGGCTCGCCGTCAAATGAATGACAACACCACCAGCACCACATATAAATAATACACATTATTGTCTTTAAACCTCATTACTTAAAGAGAAACCAATCTTTTTAAGTAATGATTTTGAGTATCGATGTGGGTATAAGGAATTTAGCGATGTGTTTACTGGATGAAAAAAGTGGGAACTTGGTTAGGGAGTGGGACGTCTCCGGGGTGCCACCCGAGCATAAGGACGGTCTTTATATATCCCTTCGTGATCACCTTGATGATCGCCCATGGGTACTCACAGCTGATACAGTTCTAATTGAAAAACAACCCGAGAGGAATAAGAAAATGATTTCTGTGATGCATTTTCTTCATTCTTACTTTATCATAAAAGCCCCAAAATGTGAAACAATCCTATATGACGCGAGACATAAGATTCCAGATGTCGCTGGTCCGGGGAAAGCCCAATATAATAAGAGGAAGAAGGTTTCCATAGAGAGATGCGAAGCTTTTATCCGTGATGGACCTACCAACGCACATTGGTTACCCATATTCGAGAAATCAAAGAAAAAGGATGATCTGGCAGACACTGTAATGCAAGCCTTATCTTTTGTAAACAGAGTTGAAGTGACTCCAGCCTCTAAAAAGAAGAAGACCACTAAACTTGTGGCTCGACGACCCAATGAAAATCAAAAAATGACGAAGTACTCAAAGTCAAATCTGGCATGGATCTATCTAAACAAACCCGAGTGTGAGTGTCTAGAAAACAATAAAAGATTTATGAAAGATCTCAAACGATACTACCGAGATCTCAACGACTTAATTAAAGATTTAAACGGATAGATATGTATAATGAAGAAAGTTTTGGATCATGGATTCGTTGAACTCGTTGACCATATGCCTCAAGAGAACCTAGACAAGGCTATCGTTGATGGTGCCCGTGTTAGTTACCAAACAGGTACAAAAACGACACGCGGAGATCGTGGTCTTATCCGTTATCTTATCCGAAACTGGCACACGTCTCCTCTAGAACTCGTGGTATTCAAATTTAGGATCAAGGCTCCGATCTATATTGCACGCCAGTGGCTTAGACACAGAACTGCTTCGGTTAATGAGATGTCTGCTCGGTACTCTATCGTTGATGAAGAGTACTACGAACCGGAGGTTATGCGTGGTCAATCTGCGGTGAATCATCAAGGCTCCGAGGGTGTGGTTGAACTTGATGAGACACTCAGTCAGGCTGTGTCCGAGCAGTACAAACACGCCTTCAAGTTGTATGAGCAGTTGCTAGAAAAGGGTGTTTGTAGAGAACAGGCGAGGGGTGTTCTCCCCCAATCCACCTACACTTCCTTTGTGTGGAAGATGGACCTACACAACCTCATGCATTTCTTGCAGTTGAGGATGGATCATCATGCCCAAAAGGAGATTCAAGAATATGCCACAGCCATCTATGAGCTTGTCAAACCCCTAGTACCCCTATCTATGGAGGCATTCATGGACTTCCGTGTCAATTCTATGCAGCTTACAGGTCCTGAAATTGAAGCTATCGCGGATGGAAAAGCGATAGATTCACCAGGTGAGAGGAGAGAATTCGAAGAAAAGTTAAAACGGTTAAAAATTAAATGTCCTTAGATTACAACAAACACTATGTTCGCTATTACTGCATCCCCCACATGGTTCGCTAAGACTGACGACTTTAAGAAAGTTGGCAAGAAAATTCAAAAACAACGACAGACAGAAGTAGACAGGATCAAGGATAAGATTGGTGATATCGCTCGTGAGGAGCGTAAGCGGGTCCAAGAGATCTTCAAGGAACATCGTGACATTCTTAAGAAGGACAAGGAAGCTCGCAAGAGCAGGAGCAAGAAGGCTAAATCGATCGATCTTTACGAAAAGTGATCCAAATAGCTGCAATAACCGGTATCAAAGCAAGCGGCGAATCACTCACCCTTTCTGCCAATAACGCGCATATCACACTGTATTGAACCACCCTTATTTCCTGCCTTGTTTTGATCATAGATCTTTTCATCGCTGCTCTCGATTTCTCCAAACCGAGAACAGCCGAACTTATCTTCCCAACCTTCGTAGGGATCTCAGCCGTATTCATTAGAATCTGACTGAAATCTATAGACTCCATAAACTGCTCCTGTATCATTGGCTCTAGATATGTGAAATAGTTGAAGTCTGGGTCTAGTTGGAGACAAATACCTTCTATGAGTGAGAAGGACTTCGCCAGGTACACAAAGCTAGTCGGGACGACGAAGGGTTTCTCCATTGCTAGCTCTACAGCGAGTTCGTCATTCATGATAGCTCCACCATCCAGGGTTTCCAGGTAGCCAAGGATATTTTCAAAGAAGAGTTCAATATCAGATACATCCGATGAAGTTGGTACAATGACACCCAATCCAATCAAAATTTTTACTATGGTCCTTGTGTCTCGTTTTATGATACCAGCAAATAAGTCCGCAAATCCTTGTTTCAATTCGTCAGTGAGCTTTATGAGTAGACCAAAGTCATAGAATACCAATTTTCCATTCTTTGAGACTCCCAGATTTCCGGGGTGTGGGTCCGCATGGAACAGGCCAGTTTCCATAGTTTGAATAACATATGAGTTTACAAGGGCTTCACAAACTTTCTTCTTATTAATCTTCTTATTCTTCACTTCAGTAATTTTCTCTGTTGGTACATACTCCATTACAATCATTTCATCTGTACAATACTTCTTATACACACGTGGAATCTTAATCCAATCAACATCTTTCAGTGATCTTCTAAACTTAATTGCGTTCTCTACTTCTTGTACATAATCTGATTCTCCCAGTAAATATTCAATCGAGTCATTGAGTACAAAGTTTGAACTCGAACCAGTGTCAATACCAATCGACTGTACGAAGTTCAAAATCTTACGAACAGTGTTCGTATCAGACTTCATAATATCATAGATCCCGGGTCTTTTTAATTTTACAACAACCTGCTTACCATTATGCAGCGTAGCTCTATGAACCTGACCAATGCTAGCGGATTTAAATGGAACCTCGTCAAAATCTTTGAAAATGTCGGTGTTTATGACGTCTTTTACAAGATTATAATCAAAGGGTGGTACATTATCTTGAAGAGATTCCAGTTCTCGCGTAAACTCCGGTGGGTATAAGTCACCACGGGTTGATGCGATCTGTCCTAATTTTACAAACGTGGGACCAAGTTCCAAAAGCTCATTCTTTGTCCATCTCCCAAGCTCCGCCTTATCTTCGGTGAACTTCTCCTTCCAAATATATTTGGCGGCAAATTTCCAAGTTTTCACCTTTTGATTTGGCGGCAATTTGACAGGTGGCGTCCCCGTATTAGCCTGGCTGAATATAGACAGCATATCCTACATTAACTATAGGTTTTTTCTATAAGTATGAAAATATCTTAGGTGTTTAAAAAATATCTGTTAAAAGTAGAATGAATTTTCACATTGTTGGCGCCGGTCCAACGGGGTTGTCCCTTGCATGGGAAATTCTACGATCAGGTGACCATAACGTTACCATTTATGACAGGAAACTGTCAGCAGGTGGTTCTTGGTGGGAGCCTGATATTGAGACCCGTGATCTTCATGCACACAGAATTCTTTTTGATAGAGCATTCATAAACACTCGTTCCCTGCTTGATGAGATGAAAATTGATTGGGACAAGATGTTCATTTTAGAGGAGGACAGTGGTGTATGGGATTTTACTCTTAAAAGTTTACAATATGATGACTATAAAACCCTTGTAAGTCTCATAGCTAAAGTTCTTTGGGATCCTAAAAAGTATAAAACTATTTCAGTGAAGGATGCCGTAGGACCCCTAACTAAAAAAGCCAAAGATTTCATTGAACATATCCCTCTCATAATGGATGGTGTAACTTGGGATGTTATGAGTGCATATGAACTTGTGAATAATTGGAATCATGTTTTACTTTCCAAGAGATATACTCAACGTGTTTCTGGTAAGGTTATGTGTGATGCGATGGAAGAAGCAGTACTAAATGCGGGTGCCAACTTTGTATTTGGTGCCGAACTTCTGGATGTTCAATATGGTAAAAATGATTTCATCGCCAAGTTTTCGGGTGAAAGGATTGTGAATGATGGTGTTCTCTTCTTGTGTATGGATAATAGTCCTGCCCTAAACATAATCGGTGACAATTGGGGACCCGAGGCTGATGCTAAACTTAGACCAAGTACATATGGTGCCATAAATGTTTTACTCGACTATGATCAACCAGTTGAACTTAAGTCGGATCTAGAAATAGCTATAGAAACGAAGTGGAATCTCCAACCAAAGGTACTCATAGATGGTAAAACCGTCTCATGTGTCATATGCGATCTCGGTAAAGAGGTATTGAGTTCTGACCCTGAAACCCTAAAGAAAGAGGTTATTCGACAGCTCCGATTACCTCAACCCACCTCAGCTAGAATTGCTTGGGGTGCCGAATGGAAAGAAAACAAATGGAACTTTTCACAATCCTCTGGTGTGCTCAGCCTTAAGGGACAGCTTCCCTTCTTTGGGAAATGCTCAAAGGTTGCTATGTGTGGTATGATGTCTCCTAGACACACACCATATTCAAGTATTGAAGCCTCTGTCGAAGTTTCACGAGCCCTAAGCCATATATGCTTCGGAACGAGAAAACCACTGAAACCAATCTTACTAACCCATGTTGGAATAATGCTCGTAGTGTTACTTATAGTTTTACTTTTAGTGTATCTTAGATGAAGTTCACAGCTAAAGTGTATGAACCGTTTTATGATCATAATGACAAAAAGTATATACGCTTTGTGATTCCCCAAAAAGTTTCAGAAATCATAGAGCGTATGCATGCGAGTAAAATACATCTCCTTCTAAACCAAAATATTGATAATCCACTAGATGGTAAGGTTCTCACCGTTAAAGTACCATTCCGTTACCGACGAGTTATGTGTAAGTTTGAAGGTAAACCTATACAATCTCTAGTAAAGGATGATGAAGTTGATGTTGAATTAGACTTTAGGGGTATTTGGAATGTAGGTGATCACTCAGGATTTTCCTGGGTACTTTCCTCTTCAATCTTCTCCAATCCTTGAGAAGGAATTTCTATATTGTTCACTCCAGCGGCTTTTAAATCAGTGAAAGTCTTCAACATCCCTTGCATTCTAAAAATCTCTTGGGTCATCTGCTCAATAGAATTCTGAAGTCTATTAATATTTTCGTCAATACTAAGAGTGGGCATTTACTCATTTAAAGTTTCACATCTTTAAATAAGTAGATCATGTCGGTGTTAACAAGGACTGGATATCTCGTAAATTCGGGTCCAATTCCCGAAATTAAAAAGGAACTTACGGTAAGACCAATTGTCAACGGAGACTATGGATTTCCTCCACCGCCTTTTAAAGTTTTCAGAGCAACTAAGACTGGAGTGTGCGTTCCAAGATTCTACGGAACTGCTAAGCTTGGGGAGCCTTCCCAAGACAAACGCCCCGAACCTACCCGAATTCAAACTAAGTTCGCTGGTCAACTTAGAGATGCCACACACCAAAACGACGCCCTTAGAGCGGCAATTAAAGCTGGCCACGGTATCCTTTCTCTACCATGTGGGTACGGTAAAACGACGGTATCCTTGGCCATAGCTTGTAAATTGGGCTACCGAACGATGATAGTTGTTCACAAACAGTTCTTAGCTGATCAATGGAGGGAGAGAATTCAACAGTTCTGTCCAGGTGCCA